TGTAGCTTCCAGTCTGCCAAAAGCTTTCGTACCCGCGACGTGTGTAATTTGTTTTAGTACATCAATGTAATTATCAAAAGGTATTTTTGAAATTACCTCGTAGCTATACTCTTGATAATAATCGTTATCGTGTAATTTCTTATCTGAAGATAAGAAGCCGTTTGTTGTTGAATAATAACCAGCTCCCTTACCTTGTTTACCGAGGCCAACAATAGCTGTAATAGAAAAATCACTGCCTTGTTTTGTAAGTGTAACGGTTTCGTTTGAAATATATCCAAATCCAGAATCATAAACACTTAAACTTGAAGCAACAGCTTTAGCTGTTTGTACATTTGCAACAATGTTCGCATTAACACCTACAGCAGGGACCGTAAAATCTTGATCAAAGTTTACAATTGTAGCTGTCGATCCAGATACTTGACCAATAATTGTATTGCCCACACCAAAGGTCGATTCAAGGTTTATTCTTTTTAATTTTAAAAAAGAAGAGTTAGCAGCTTCTTTAACTATACCGCGTGCTGTTGTCGCTAATGTCGTTGTTGTAACTAATGAAATGTTTGCTGTTCCACCTGTATTAAGCGATTTCATTTGTGTTGTTGAATTTGATGTTGTCACAAATGTTCCTGATACATTAGCGAGTTTGATCGTACCATTACCACCCGATATACCAGCCTCAACAACAAAACCAACAGCTCTATCTACACCATTTGCGTATGATTGATAAACTTTTTCATTAACCAAAACAGTTGTCGATGAAGTACCATTTGCTGCAGTACCGGTAAAATTATTTACTGTAAGTTGTATAGCCGGTTGATCAAAAGTTTGTAAGATTTGCTCACCAACAACAAAAGCACCTGTCAAAGGAGTTATATTCATTAAGTAGTCGTGCTTTTGATAACCAAATGTATATGGATCCAAAACAACAACAAAAGGATCCACATTATAATCTTGACCCGTACTACGGCTTGTTAAAGAAGCAATTGAGCCAATTATAGTTGAATCAAATCGAAGACAATCCAGCAATACAGCATCTGCTGTTGATGCGGGATATTTTACAAAACCAAAACCACCAAAAACACCATCACCTGTTGATAGTGCATGATGTGCCTTATTTAAATTATGTCCCGTCTGATTCAAACCAGCTGCCACTGGCAGTATAGAAGTTAAGTAATGCCCTGCTTCACTCACTCCTGATGTTACAGCAATTGCAGCACCATTTGCTGTTGATGCTAGCTGAATTTGAGTAGTGTTAGCGTTAATAACATAATACGATGCATTATTTGTTAAACCAGCAATTACAGTGTTACCTGGTGTCACGGAATAGGTAACAATATTATTATTGACTAATAAGTGATTATGTGTCAAGGTGTGACCAGACTCACTCAATCCTGCAGTAATATTGATGGCAGAACTCGTATAACTATTAGCAAGCTGAAATGCTGTGGAATTAGCATTAAGAATAAAATACGATGTGTTGTTTGTTAAACCCGTTAGAGTAGTGTTTCCTGTTGAAACCGTGTAAACAACAATATCACCATTAGAAAAATTATGGGCTGTTGTTGTTGTTATGTATTCTGTCGTGTTTGCTACACCAGAATTCGCATTAAACGTTGACGCGTATACAGTAGGTGTAATGAAATTCGTTGTATTGGATACATTAGTTAAAGCATTAAAGCGCGACACCAAAGGCGTAATTGTTGTTGAAAGTTGAAATGTTGTTGAAGAAGCATTGACAACGTAATATGTAGAATTATTTGATAGTCCTGACAACACAGTGTTGCCTGTTGAGACTCTATACACAACAGGGTTACTAATAACAAAAGAATGCGTCGATGTTGTGGTTATAACACGTGTCGAATTTGCAACTGCAGAGTTTGCATTGAATGTTGACGTTGATGTCCCACCATATTGAAGACTAGCACCTGAGTTGTTGCCGTTCAAATTAATTGTTGAGAATTGAACATTTTGTGTGTTATTGCTATGTAGGAAATCAGGAGACAAAAGTACAGTTTCTGTATCCGTTAAGTAACCAATACTAAACGTTGCACCCGTTCCTGTACTGGTGTTTGCAACAGTTGCAACCGTATTACTAATTGCACCTACAACATTGGCATATGGTGTTGAAATAAATCCGTTACTAGAAATATTTACAACACCGACATACATTGCATTTGATTGCATTATTGTTGCTGTTGCTGATCTATCAGCGTAAGAGGTGATTAAGCCTGAACCAAGGGTTTTTCTAAACTTGTGTCCAGTTTCATTCAAGCCAGCTGTTAAGTTTATAGCAGGGCCGGTTGGTGTATCAGCAAGATTAAAAGCTGTTGTGTTGGCGTTGATAATACAATATGCAGCACCAACACTCAAAGCTGACAATGCTGTATTACCTGTTGCAATTGAATATATTACAATATCACCATTGGAAAATGTATGCGGTGTTAATGTAGTAATGAATTCCGTCGTGTTTGCTACACCTGAATTGGCATTAAACGATGCAAGCGTTCCTGTTCCCCGAATAGCAAAAACTGTATCAACAGCAGCAACATTTCCTGAATAAGGTGCAACAACAATTGATCCGGATGTATTATTGGTTGGGCTAACGGAAACAATAACAGCATTTGCTGCAACAGCACCATTAGCATAATAGTTTTCTATTACAGCGCCAACAGCGTAGTTACTATTGTCGGGACGTGCTGTGTTGTAACTAATACCAGCAAAATTTTGTGTCAATCCTTCAAACTGATAAAAGCCAGTTATTTGTGTGTTGGCGTTTTGTACATTTGTAACCTCAAGCATCTTTTGAGCAATGAGAATTTGTGAATGATCAAGGCTATATCCCCAACCACCACTATGCAGTGCATCAATAAAGATAAAATTAACTTTGCCTGTTTCATTATTAATGGATGTTATACGAGCTTTACCTTGTTGCCCATTTTGCGAAACAACATCAAAAATATCACCAACTGCAAAATTGGCGCCGCCTTGCTGAATAGTCAATGTCGTCATTGATCCAATAACAACAGGTGCTTCATCTAAATTGGTATCATCAACAGATGTTATTTGTTCACTAGTTTGAAAATCACCAACAACAGTACTCAAATAAGCCACTTGAATGCGCTTACCATCGACGCGCTTTGTAACAAGCGCCTCCATAAATGCGGTTGCACCTGACGCGCTGCCTCTAATCTGTTTACCAATAAAATTCTTTGTTCTTGATGATTCAGAAAGTTCAAGATATACAGGAACAACCCAAATCCCATCTGAAGTCTTAAATAAATTATCACTTGGATATTGAACTCTTACGGTATCGTTGAATAATGCTTGCATTGTCAACTCAATACCGGTGCTTGTTCCCTTTGTACCGTAGATATCAGTTGCGTGTTTGATTAAAAATTGTGTGTTTGCTTCGGATGTTAGAGGGAAGCCGCTAAGAAACTTGTTTTTGTAGTGACTTATAAATTCCGATGATGTTTTATCAATATCGCGATAATCAAAAAGACTACGAGATCTATTAATAGCTTGATTTTGTGATTCCATCCACACATAATACTGTTGGACAAAATCAACAAAGCGTGGACCTTCTGTTACGTAAAACTCGGGGAATTGAGTTTTTACAAGAGAGGAGATTGTACTTTCAATTTGTTTCATTTCTTAACGCCAGTCACACTCACCGTTACATTCGCTGGATCAATAGCAAGGATAACATTTTTAAATCCTTGAATATTTTTTGATTTAGGTGTGAAATACAATTCTATGTAGTTACCATCAAAATTGCTTATATTAAAATGCTGTATGTACAGTTTACCCGTTGTATAGTCTAGAGTACCAACCTTAAGAAGAGGTGTAATATATGTGCCATTTTGCGCAGCAATATAAACATTGCCTAAAGTATCATCAACGAGTAGACACTGAACCCCTTTATAGGTAAATGTTGTGCTTATTAGTGTATGTCCATAATGTGTCTCGGCAACGTTAATGCGTGGTCCAACTTCTGTGGCGAGTTGATTATATGTTTCGATAACAAAGCCATACTCAATATTTGTTTGTGGTACTACTCTCACAGCAATATCGATTGTTGTATCGTTGCCTATAATGCTTGTATCAGCTGCATCGATTGCTTTTGTTAAAGCGCTATAATATAGTGTCTTTTTGAAGTTTTCAAGTTGTGTTATACTATATGTGCTAATTGCGCCCTGCACCAGTGTTGAAATGTCAGATGTTGTTTTTGTTGTGGTGTTTATATCATACGATACATTTGACTTAACCTTAACATACATAAACACAGGATTAACAAACACTACACCAATCGTCAGTGGTGTTTTGTCTTTGATATAAGATTTAAATTCATTTTTACGTGATTCAGGCGCGCCAAAAGCGTTAAACAAATCAACACTAATATACACTTTACCAAATTGGGGTGGATCTTGATCCTCACCACCATACACACTTATTGACTGAATATCAGAAAACTTGTTTGTTAGTAGAGTTTCATAATCATTAACTGTTACAGCTCTGTCTTGAGCTTGGAAAGCACGTGGGGCATTGTAGCGTACGGATTCAATTGTTTCGCTAACAGCACCACCTGAAGCAGATACTTTTGTTGTTGTAACAATATTGGTATGACCATCAATAGGACCATCAACAACAAATACTGTAGCACCATTGGACAATTCACCGGACGTTGCTCTGTATTTAATTACAGCTGTTGATCCATCTTTTGGTGTTCTTCCAAAAATATTATCACCAAAGATAATTTCATATTGTTGATTTTCCGCACCCTGTACAAAATATACAGCAGAGGTGTTTGTTACACCAGAAATATTTTCAGCAACTGTGTATGGTATAATCGTTTGACCGCCATCCTCATATACCGTCACGTTTAAAGAAGAAATATCTATAGTAGGGTTAGATATAACAAAGCGCTGTTTAGTATTAGCGGAATTAACAACAAACGTTTCTGTTGTTGGCAATCCCTCGTATACGTCTACGGTCATCGAAAATACCCCGTTATTACTGGTCGTAATTACTTGTGCATCAGCCGTAGAGAACGTATATGTGTTTGATCCAACCCTTGAAGTAAAGGAGGTATATTGAGGGACCACAACTGATGATACAGAAGATGATGGTGTGATGTCAACAGTTATTTGTGCTTTTGCTGAATTAAAAGAGCGTGGCACATAGTTAAGCTCTTTGGCATGCGAGATAACACTATCACGAAGTTGCGCTGAATCCAAAAACATCTCACTAGCTACCATGTTGGTGTAGAAGCCGTTGAGATATGTATTGTAAGCAAGAACATCAAGCAACACGTTGATATTGGCTCCATCGTAGTCAATATCTTTAAATTGTGTGTTGTTTTTGAGAAAAGATTTTAGATTGTTTTTAAGACTGCTAAAATCTAAACCAACTAAGTCAATGTTAGTGTTGGCCATTTACCGAATCCTGTTAAGAATGAGTTCAAGAGTTATAGGTTCCTCTTTATTTATTACACTAAAAACAAGTGTAGCGACGAGATAGTTTTCATCTACATTGCTGTTAACAAAAATATTAATGATTTTAGCTCTCGGTTCGTGGTTCTCAATTGCTGTACGGATCAAATCAGCTAACACAGACTCCATAGCAGGTGAAAAGTTTTCAAATAAAATCTTTCGGATATCGCTTCCAAAATTACTATCGTACAATCTATCCCCTCTGTTGGTAAGAAGGATGTTACGTATAGATTGTTTGACAGCTTCTTCATTTGTATTTCGAAGGAGATCTTGCTTAACAGGGTGCGTTTTAAAGTCAGGTAGAAAATCTGAATAATGTTCAACCTGCTTTGTTAATCCTGTTTCCTGTTTTCTTTGTACGACAATAGCCATCTTAGTCTCCAATGAATACTGTGCCTGAGCCAGTTTCAATTACGTTTGTACCTGCTGAGTTGGTATCGAAGTGTCCACCACCACCCTCGTCGCCTGTATCAGCTGTATCACCAATACGCGCGGCTCCGTTTGTACCGTGATTTATGTTTACTATTCGTCCGTTAATGATGACGTCACCATAAACATCGAGTGTGTAATTTCCCTTTACATTGATATTTACATTACCATTGATAAACACAGTTTTATCTTTTTGAATTATTTCATAGTCATCGCCAACAATTTTGTTAACTCTTCGACCTGATTGATCTATTTCACTATATGTTCCACTTTTGTGAAAAGTATGTAATCTTTCAAAATTGGGTGTATCATCTATTTCAACAACATGACCCGATTCTGTTTTTGTAACTTTGTTGTATGGATATTTTGCTCTAAACGCACTTTGTGGTTCAGGTCCCAATAGCTGTTTATTTAAAGTGTTTTGTCCAGCAGCCAATTTAGGTATGTCATTCTTGCCAGGCATAACACCAAAAATCATAGGCATAGTTGCATCATTACCATCCATAAAAAAGCCAACAACAGTCGATCCAACCTGAAGACCGGTAGCTGATACACCAACTTGATTCAGACTAGCACTATAACCAGGCATTAAAATTAAAGCCCATGGAAGGGTGTTTCTTGGTGTTTCAACAATATCACCATGTACATTGTAAATACGGACACGTACACGACCCTGCTGTTCGGGATCATCGCGATCCTCAACAACACCAATAAACCATCTAAATCCCTCTTCGCCAACTGCTTTTGTTGCCATTTTAAATTCCCATCTTTACACAGTCACATGAAATTTCATGTTTATTTTTTGTGCTTGGTGTTATCATGTGTCTCAATCTAATAATCAAATAATTGCCTGACAACATTGAATCATTTTTCTTTATATCTGTAGTACCTGTCGGATCAGAAAAGTTTATGGTAATTAAATCGCCGACCTTTAAGCCCGAGTCGCCATGAATGAGAATACGGGTGACATCCGAATTCAGAAGCGCACTATATGAATTTCTAATAGCGATTGCAGTATCAATAAAGTTATCTGGTCGCAACGTGTCTTTTAGGCTAAAAAACTGCTTAGGTACGCCTTCACCGTAATCCTTGATAAACTGATCGCTGTTTGGTATTTGTGATTTGCCCGCTGCTGGTTTTTCGAGTTTGTTAAAAACTTCTTTCAAATTAAAATCACTACTGGTAAAGCTTTTTGTGTTTAAATCAAAAACCTTCGTTACAGCTTTGTATATACCCATCGAGGCTTTTTTGTTGCCATCACCCTTGGCAAGGTTTTCAAACTTCTTTATTGTTCGGAAAGAGTTGGCAATAGAATTTTTGAACCCTGTGAATTTTGCTGTGTATTAAATACCCTTGATCCAATAGTAGGTTTACCATCCTTAATCAGCCCTTCAATGGTTTTAAAATTAAATCCTGCTTGATTTTCAAAAAAAACATAAGACGAAGCAGCATAATCTTTACTAACAGCGCGCTGTCTTAACATATCGATAGCTACAAGAGGGTTTTGCTTTGGAAAAGCAATAGTTTGTATTCCTTTGGCAGGATCAACAGCTAGTTTCTTTTTTGTATCTAAGTACTTACTTAAAATTACAGGCACCATATTATCAACGGTATTTGTTTGTGATTCCTTGATTAAAGATGAACCAGCTCTCAAGTGTTCGTCACTAACACACCGAACAGTATATGTTAATCCCTTACCGTTTGAATCCTTTACGACGTTTATTACCTCAAAAGTACGAAACGTAAAAACAGTAGATGAAGATATACCGGGTGTCTGGATCTCAATTGTTATATTCTCTTCTCCAATAATTGGAAAATTTTTAAGTAAATTTAAGTTATCCTGCAGAGTGAATTCGGCATACATCGTAGGTTTTGACATGTCTTCCCATATATCAAAACC